AGAATACTTCAGCTAATGGAATGTCATTACCCGTACCGCTATGGTCCTGACCTTCACCTACGCCGTTTTTACGTTGTAATGTGTGTTTGGTCCCCACCACTGCAGGGAAATTTGATTTCACCGGAATATACGAAGCATATTCAGTTGCTTCAGTCATTTGTGGTGTCATTTCATTACTTGTTTCTAATTGAACAAGTAAAGTCACCAAATTTTTAAGATTAAATGCATCACCCGCCTGAGCTTGCATAATTGGTGCAACACCACCAAACAGGGCGAGCTTTCGATTAATAAGTTGTTCACGATTCATGTATTAAGCCCCGCGTAATTGAACAATAGCCATGCCATCAGCATTGGAAATGCAATCCCAAGTAGCACCGACTAATTCCGTGCCATCAGTTGCACTAGTTTGATATGAACCCAATGGGTTGTTAGTGGTTGCATTCGCTGTGCGAACGTAAACCTTGCCACCTGTGGCAGTAATAGGAACGGCGGGCTTTACCCAGATTCGACCGACTCGCATGATCGGCGGCACATCGTATTGCTGATATGCTTCTTTGCCATTTGAATCAGTACCGTTCTTGCCAATGTGCTGATGCACCACGATACCGATGGGACGTAAACCACCACCAACGACAGAACAACGAACGCCGTCACCTGCATCACAAGCGACTTGACCATCATTTAATGTGCCTGTACCTGCCATTGGCATAGAACGCACATCTTCAGGCGTACTTTTAAGGCGTTGCCCGACAACCGCCACTTTTGAATTAAGCTGCATTTAATAGCTCCTTAAATATCTTTTTTCCAAGCTGTTGTTTTGTCATAGCCCTGTTCTTGTGCAGGTGCCGCACCATTCCCTCTTGCTGGTGGGGTATTTTGGCTATCACCCGTAAAGAAACTATTAATTGGGTTTGACGGGGTTTGAGTGCCACTGGTTGCAACAAGCGCACGAAACACCATGTCGACTTGCTCAGGCTTAGCGTCGACAACCGTAACTTGTCCCAAGATAGCGCCAACGATTGCATCCCCAGCTTTGGCAGTAATAGCCTCACGCTTAATTTGCTCACAAGAACACCCATCCGTTTTCACATTTGCATTGAGTTTTTTTGCATCTGAAATTACAGTCGCTCGCTCATTGGCCAATGCTTCTAACTTTTCTGGTGTAACTTGATTGGCTTCAAGCGTTGTTACTTTTTCAGCATTGGTTTTTGCATCTGCAACCACTTTATCGATCACAGCTTGAACGGCGGCCAACTCTGAAATTGAAAACTCTTGATCTCCGATTTTGAGTTTTGAATTAGCCGTTTGTTGCAATGAAGCTAATAAGTCCTGATCTTTTTTTAGTGCTGCTGTAAGAGCCGCATTATCGGCAACATCAAAAGGGATGCCATTTACAATGATTTGCATTGTTTTCTCCGTTGGATTTGGTTGATTTGGGTTTTGATCGCCTATGCGGCAATCGCCACCGCAACGGCCATATTTGACAAGGGCAACATGATCACCGTAGAAGTTTTTAAACTCAGCTTGGTACGGCGTTCCGTCTGGTGAAGTACCAGTAATGAAATGCAGTTCAGCGCCGTAACCTAAAGACAACTCCAAACGTTCTTGGCTTTGGATCTGCTGAATCACATCACTGTCTTTAATCAGCAAATCACCAATTAGATAATCCCCATCACGGCGAACATTGAATAACGTCCCAATTGAATGGGTTTTCCATGTTGCTGCATTGATAGAATTACCCGGTGGATGATTGTCTGTGACATCTACACCTTGATAGCTTTGGATTGTTTCAGGTCGAAATAACTCATCGGCTGAACTAAAGACATTAATGACCTGATCGGGTGTATATCCCTCAATCCCATTAAATTCAGCCGCATAGTATTGGCGAACCTGTGGCGCTTTGCCGAGTCGAGCATCTTTGCACAATAAAAAACCCTCAGGAGTGAGGGTTCTTGTAGATTGAGCAGGTGCAAAGTCACCTAACTTTAAATGTAGTAAGTAGCGTTTCATTTCGCATCCTAAGGTTTCTTAGGTGGAATAGTTCCCCCACCTTTTGAGTGATTTAAACAAGGCATATAACCTCCATGTTTACTGGTATAAATGCAGTTTCGGCAAAGACATTTATTCATTAGTAAATTTCCTGCAGGCAATAAAAAACCCACCGAAGTGGGCTTATAAATGGTTTATTTTCTTCTGTTGAATCTAGTCAATCCTAATGGTTCTACATCGACCCCACCATGTACCGTTATCATCAGACCTGAAATTCTTCGTCATCAGTGCAGATGGGTTTATAAGCAATAGGCTCTGATATGTAGGCAAAAAGTCGTAGTGATGAAACTTGAGTGGTTTTAGACAACATTTTCTAATACTCAATTCATCCATTTGTTTCTTATGTTCAAGAAAACTAATTTTATGAGGATATTTAGGACCAAAAGCCAAATGTTTCAAATTTGAAGCGTCTAACCCTAAATCTGCATAAAACTCTTTCTTGTTCATGATATTGGATTCCCTGAAGCCAATTTACTACCCCAGCGCAGGTATTGAGCTTGCTCCTCCGTGGATAGGTCATCGTAATAGCTAACTTGCTTAAGGGCTTCTATATGTTGCTTACCAGCATCAAGCTTTGCTTGTACGTGAGCACGCCAAGCTTCAACATTTAAGAAACCATCTTCTTTTGCGATTTGTTCTTGTCGCTCAAGTGGTAAATCAAGAATAGACATTACAATTCCTCTAACTCAATATGAATCACGCCATCAACTAAGGTGCGATCCAAAACACGAAATTTCTTCGGTCGATTGAATATAACCTCATACTCTTCATCTTTATATTCACTAATGAAGTTCACATTCTTTGCTGTCTTTGAGTGTATCACAAGTCGATGTGGATAAAAATCAAACACATCTCCATAGCCATAAGTCGCACTGGTAAAAGCATTATATTCAACAGTATCACCAATTTGATGTTTAGCTAAAAATGCCTCAGGCAATTGAGTTCGCCGCACAACTTGGCCAACATGATTTGGTAACCGATCCAAAGCGCTGCTCAACACTTTAGAAGCTAATACCAATTCAGAATAAAGCGGTTCTCCATCTTTAATTAAGCCATTTAACATCTGATTTAGATTGCGATAGCCATCCCCCGTGTAATGTCGCAATGCTACCTGTTCAGGCAACGTTAGATTATATTCTTCGGCTAAGGCTTGAATATTCTTATCGCTCTTCAAACTGTTCGCTAGTTTGCTAATCTGGTTCTTGTTCAACCAACCTAACAAATCATCATTTTGCTGCTCAATTAAGGTTTTTATCCCTTTTTGAGCTGCCATTGCCTGCTCTGGTGTCTTTGCATCCTTATCAAATAAATGCGCCGTGTAAGGTATTGGTACACATCGACATCGAATCGGAATACCCGGATGCCCGTCTGATGGTGGGTCATTCCATGCGAATATCAAGCCATCGCGCAAACGGTGCGAATGTCTTACACGCTCATCATGACTAGTTGACCATGTGTAATGAGTAATACCTAACTTTTGCTGACGGATCTGAGCGAGACGCCCGTTGATTTTTCCAAGCTGATCAACTGCAATTAACTTAGCGCGTGAATCAGTAGAATGGCCAATATCCAAAATAGATTTTCTAATCTCATCGGAACGCTTACCAGTCTGTATGCCATCAAGTACGGCGGCTTCGACTTTATCTAAGTATTGCTTAGGAATTGACTGGATAAGTGATACGTTTGCAGCAATAGCGCTATCAACTGCATCTTGTAGATCCTCATCTCTCATCAAGCCAGTAAAATCCAAACCTGTCGACTTTTGCAGCATTTCTACAATTTGCTTATCGCTTGCTTTCTTCTGCTTCAGAACGATTTGCGTTGCCAGTTGTGTAGCGATTAAGTCAATACTATTTGAGATTTTCTGCTTTAGATTTCCCAGTGCGTTTTTTACACTGGAAAAAATGCCATCTCCGATATGGATCTCAATTGAATCACCCATATTGAAAGCCAACATCGGCTCAATATCATCCTTAACACCCTTTTGACATAAATGACTTATCGACAATAGGGCTTTGTAATATTCAACCTCAGTTTTCTTAGAAATGAATATAGGTTGCGGCTTTGCTTTGCGTCCTAACTTTGTTTTATGGGCTTGCTGAATTAGCGGTTTAAGGTTGCTGAGAATTGTCATCTATTTGCCCCGCCAAATCTTCGAGCGCTTGGATATGAGCATCATCTAAAAAGTCGTAAGTGCCATCTTGCTGAAGCTGCTTTGCAATCATTGCCTCAGTGATAATCCCTTTCTCTAAATATTTGATGTCACGCTCAGTGTTGTTCTTCTCTACTTCAGATCGGGTTTTTACATCGAGCTGCCAGAGCGGATAAAACACAAAATTAAAGCCTGCTGGTATTGCTCCAAGCAGGCTTTTAAAGATCATGGGAAATATCCGTTCTAGTATGGGTCGCAAGGTCCAGTTTTGTTCTGTGTTG